TACTGTACGCTCATCATACTTGCCAAGCCTAACAACGAATCTCCATAGATTATCCATTATAAGTTTTGGATTTTCAAGATATACATCATCTGAAGTTCTTGGGATTCTAATGACAGCTTCCACTTCGGAATCTGGAAGAGTAACGGAAATCTCTGGGCTTGCATCCTCTTCCACGTAGGTAGTTCCTAGTTTATCCAATTCTACAACAAGCTCATTTTTCTCTTGGCAGGTCGCACATTCAGCTTCNATAGGATATTCATTGCCGTATGAAACCTCCCTTAGCTTGTACAGAAGATACCCCTTGTCTACTAGGCTCATTTCAGGATATGGAATACCTCTGGTACATCTGTGAAACAAGGTAGTAATTGCTGACTTGATGTCGGTAATTGAAGTCACTGAACGTAAGATTTTCTCATCCTCAAAATTAAAAGGTCTGATCTCTATCGTATCTCCAGTACCTTCGTTATATTTTCCAAGAGATGGTAGTTTTACTGGTACCCACCCACTCTTGGCAGAGACCTTTGATAGCAAATCATCCAATGCTTCAGATACAGAAGCATCTTCCTTGATTTGATTGCTGGCAGGTACTTGAGCAGGAGGAACCTGCGTAGTAGATTCAGCCATGTGGTTTTTTGCAAGATCTAAAATTGTTTTTTCTTCAGTCATAATAAGATTTGTTTTCTATCTATAATAGAAAATAACAAGAAATTTTATGAAAATTTTTGTATCCAATGTATACTCAGTGCTTAAAACTAAGGAGAAAGATCTTCTAAAGGCTTTAGGTAAAAAATATAGCTGTAAAACCCCCGGATATCAATTTACTCCCTCCTACAAAAGAGGGTCTTGGAACGGAGAAAAAGAATTTTTTAGTTCTAAGACTGGAAAATTTGGTTCTGGATTGTTATATAGTGTCATTGAAGATTTGAACTATCTGGAGCGAGATTTTGAAATTGTAGATGGTAGGGATGCTCTCTCTCTTGAGGATTACGCTTTAGAAGGTATTACATATCGTCCATATCAAAAATATCTTATCGAGGAAGCTCTTGAACGCAAGTCATGCATTATAAAAGCTCCGACTGGAAGTGGGAAGACCCTCGTAATGGGAGGACTTCTAAAAGCCCTTGAAGGTAAGAAAGGCATTGTATTTTTCAATAAAAAGCAACTTCTCCATCAAACTTACAAGTTTCTTACGGAGCATGGAGTTGAGGTGGGAGTGGCTTTTGGCGATGGGGTTGATATAAAGGATATTACTCTGTGCACTATTCAGTCAGTGGATAAGATTATTATGTCTCATCTAGAAGATTCTGATTTTATTATGTTTGATGAGATCCATGAGTTCGCTCGCGGAAAACTAGCGACTAAGGTTCTAAAGTCTTTCCCTTCAGCATCTGTTCGCATAGGAATGACTGCTACGCCTCCAACTGATAAATATTCCAAGCTTTCACTTACCTCTTTTCTGGGAAAGGAGATTGAGTATGTTACTGCGGAAGAGCTTGTATCAGAAGGATACCTTACTCCTCCCTCAATTCAAATGATTGCAATGCCTGATATTGAGATAGATGCATACGAGAATCAATCGTATATGGAAATCTACAATGATTATATTGTTGAGAATGATGAGAGAAATAATATGATTGCAGATATTGCAAGGAATATTACAGGTGACAAGTCCAAAGTGCTAATTCTTACTAAGAATTTGAAACACGCTGAGGCGCTCAATAAGCTCCTTCCAGGGTCTTTCAAGCTTGAGGGTAAGGATAGTCTCAAAGACCGAGAGGATGTGTTACAAAGCTTTGTAGACGCTCCTGGACCCTCTATAATCATTGGTACAATTATCTTTCAAACTGGCGTGGATATTCCCGAACTTACCCACCTAATAAATGCCAGAGGTCTCAAATCTGAGATTGCAACGGTTCAAGCTTTAGGAAGAACTTTGAGAAAACATGAGAATAAATCCAAAGTTTTCATCTATGATTTTATAGACAAAGCTCCCTATTTGGGGAAGCATTCGGTTCAGCGTCTTAGAGCGTACAAATCTCTAAATTTTGAGGTAGATATTCATGGAATCAAGAAAAAGTAAAGAAGCATCCATCAACTCCTTGTCCGATAACGACAGGGACTCCCTAAAGTACATATCTAATAAACTAGAAAAAGTTATAGAGTCCTCTGAAATTACAGAAGACTCTACTAGTGAGTTGGAAAACATCGTGGTAGAATTGCTAGGAATGCAAAATAGGCATCAGCAACTTCTAAGACGTTGGATCAAACAGGGATATATTTCGAATTAGGCTTCGTACTGGTCGTCTTCGTCGTCTAAATCCTCTTCTTCTCCTCCTCCAAGACCGAGGCTTTTCACGAGAGCGTTGAGGTCAGCTGCAAGCTGAGATCCTCCTTCCGCACCCCCTTCTTCCTCAGCGTCCATAGGAATATCTCCTCCAGAATCATCGCCGACTGGTCCGTTTCCACCCTCTTCAGGAACATCTGGCTCAAGTTCCTCTTCGGGCATCTCTTCCCCACCCATTTCTTCCTCTGGGACTTCTTCTTCCATTTCTTCTTCTGGAACTTCTTCTCCCATCTCCTCTCCTGGAACTTCTTCGGGAACCTCCTCCTCGGGAACTTCCTCTCCCATCTCTTCTCCGCCCATTTCCCCGCCCATAGAACCATCATCTCCTACGATGAGTGTCTTTAGTGCTGAAATGTCCCGAGAGAGCCTAGGCATGTCTACGTAGTTCATCAAAAGATTTTCTTTCAGAGGCTCTTCGATAGCCTGTTCAAAGATATCAACGATAAAATCATTCAGAGTCAAAGTCTCTACGCCACCCTTCTTGGAAACAAACTTAGAGAATCCTCTGGAAATGTCTTGAATAAGACTATTGTCTTCTGACAACANAGACAAAACTTCAAACATTACCGATTGCGTTTTGGCTAAATTGCTAAACGTTGGAACAAACTTCAAATTAGTAACGTTGATACCGTATTTTTCATCTAAGAGGGTGGTAATTTCTTGTTTAGCAGGCTTCTTCCATTCGTATAATTTCTTTACAAATTCTTTGATTTCCTTCTTAGTAACAACATCCGTAGAGTTTACTTCGAAAACGGAAGTGAATACTTCGTTGAGATCTGCCTTAGTTGCAAAAGCAAAGTATGGAACCTCTTCTATAATGTTTTTGAGAGATTCTTTCAAGGCTTCGTCTTTGGAGTAGATGCAAGATGTAAGATTTTGAATTGCGTCATTGGAAATCCAAGTATTAGCGAAATCCTCTTTTGCTTCCAAAAGTTCCTGGCGAACCAACTCTTGCTTACAAATCATCTCATACAAGGAATTTTTCTCACAAAGATCAATGGGAAATCTAAAACTTTCTGTCAAATCCTCATGTTTGATAGGAGTAGCGTTAAACGCAAACTTCAAAGCATTTGCAACTCTTAGAGAGTTGGAAATTTCTTTATTACTAAGAATTCTCTCTTTATTCTCTGAAATGTAAACCGTAAGAATATCTTTGATCTGTTCAAGCTTACTAAATTCTTCTGTTTCAATAATTTGAGTTTTTTCTCCGAAGAAATCCATGCTCTTATCAACTTTGGATTTTAGATTGCCTAAGTTACTACGGCTTTCGAAAAGACTGATAACATCATCAAAAGATGTATCCGCAACATCGTACCTATTTTCTTTTAGGGAAGTTACAAACTCTTCAATAGTATTTGAGATAGAAGAATTAATTTTTTGCTCTGAAAGCATAGATTCTAAAGATTCAGTACTGAAGTTGCTTAAGATAGCGGAACCTTTAGAGATTTCATAATCACAGTGGATTGCATTACGGCTCTCAGAGAGAAAGGTTACTTTGTTATGTGCGGAATCCACAGAGAAAACTTTCAAGTTCTCTCTCAAAGAACGGCTAAGATAATCAGCTGCCTTGTGAATGTTGGTTAGGTCCTTGTTTCTGTTTTCGAAATTCATGGTTATTTTTCCTATTTTATATACGTAGATGTTATCATATTTTATATGAGAAATTTAAACAGGCTCCTCCTCAGGGGGAACATCTTCATCTCCTGGGGGAACCTCTCCTCCTGGAACAGGAGGCATACCCCCTCCCATCATTGGATCAGGTTGCATAGCTGCCATCATTTCGGCCTGCTCTTCTAATTGAGTTTTCATCTTCTCCGACGTGGACTGAATATCAGCATCGGACATTTGAAAGTATGTTTTATAGAGCCATTCATTAGGGAATAGTTCTAACCCTTTGACAGCCTGAACTACCCGAGTTTTTTGCTCGTCTAACTCCAAACGACGCTTTTCAAACATATCGGATGGAGGACACAATGAAATTTCTAAACCTTTCATTCTAGCCACTGGAATTTGACGAAGGGTCAAATGCCTTTTGATTAGATTGGTAAGTCCGATCTCAACTTCTCTCTGTAGTCTGGTTACCGCACGTGCAAATTTAATATCTAACTGGGATAAGTTTGCTTTTCTCTCTGGAGACTTATCTTTTTCTACAATATAGTCTTTCGGTACTTTGAGAGCTGCAAGTAGTTTATCCCTGAAGTATTTGACGTCATCAGTCTCTCCAAGATTTTGAGCTCCTGGAAGTGTTTCAATTTTAGTAGACCCTTTAGGTCTAGTAGGAACGAAGAAATCTTCGTCTGTGGAAAGTGGGTTATAACGCTCACTAATATTACCTGTTGCATTGTCCCAGAACTTTTCTTTCTTAAACTTCTGCTTTAGACGCTCCATGTACATTTCTACTTTGGAAGTAGGCATGTTTCCAACATCAACGTAAAATACTCGCCTTTCCGGTGCACGTGCTAACCTGTAGATTAGCATAGCATCTTCCATAAGCTTCAAAGACTTCCAAGCTCTTACTCCCGCTGCTAGGATTGACTTGCCATAAGGGTAATAATTTGGGTCGGAAGTATGAGTTCTAAAATGAACAACTTGCTCCTTGTCAAGTTTAATGTATTTTCCCGTTCCTTGACCCATACCCTGACTTGGGTCTGGAAGGAATGAACTCTTAGCTTCTGGAACTTCCTGTAAAAAGTTTTCTAGATATCCGTACTTATTTTCAACCCTTGAAACGTAATTTGGATTTAGAATTTTAACTCTTTGAATACCTGCATCTTGATTATTCAGGTCAACAATATTTTCGATAAAGCAATCGCCATACTTAGCTACATTTCGAACAATATCCCAGATAAATTCTCTTAGTTTAGAAGTTTCAATAAAATCTTCAACAACAAGCTTAAGTTGCTCATTGTCCGTTCGCACATCGAAAATATCTCCAATAATATTCTTTTGGGTTGAGTCGTCTGCGTAAATGTCTAGCGCGGCTCCAATTTCTGGATACTCATCCATATCTTCATATTCTTTATACCTGCGTTTACGTTCATACTCAACCTGAGGAAGCTTAGGAAGCCCTTTAGAAATTCCAATACCCGGAACACCTTCAAAGGTATCTGAGGTCGTAGCGGCATCTCCTGCAAGTCTCCCGCCTTTTGAATGCTTTCGTCCTCTCCTCGCAAAAAACTTACCAAAAAAACCAGCAAGAGCTCCGCTTCCGGTAGCNCCATATCCAGCCTTGAATTGTGTGAATTCAGTGTAAGATTCGTTTAAATTTTCTTCGTCTATTCTTTTATCACCCATTGTATATCCTCGGTGTCGGTATCATTATTAGATACGTGTATTGGAGTCTTGAATTGTTCAATATTATTACTATCTAAATCTTTCGTCCCCATAGGAATAATAGGAGCATTATCTTTTAATTGTTCTAAAATTGATGCAGCTAAAGCAAGACTCATTACTAAATCATCATGATACCCTACATCAGCCTCTATTTTTCCAGAGTCGGTAACAATAAATGTCATCAATTCATCTATAGTTCTTTCAGAGTTAATTTTGAACTTAGAAGCTCGAAGAGCTTCTTCTAGGGCTGACAATACAACCTCTCGTGTTTTTGTGGTAATTTGAATACCAAATTCCCCTTTTTCGTCCATCCACATATTTTCATATTCCAAGGTTTCAAATAACTCCTGGATAAGTGCTATGCCCAAACCGTTTCTTTCAACCACCATATGTGCAGTGTTGTAATGATCCCCTTCAGCCTTTATAATTTTAGCGAACTCTGAAATGGGGGTAGTATTAGAGTAAAACTCTGCTACTTGCTCCCCGTTGTAAATGTTTATAATTTGAAATGCAGAAAAATCTCTCTCCCTTCCAAATGAGGTGTCCACACTTACAACATATTCATGATACGGGTCTGGCTCAGCAAATACACGTAACTTGCCGGAATGTCGAGTTGAGTAATCTGCGCATTTATTGCCGCTTAGTTTTTTCAAAGTATTACCGTCTATGAAGGTATCTCCAGTGCCAAGAAACTCACACTCATATTCCTGAGCCCACATACGCTCTCCAATAATAGGCCTATTCTCTTTTGCCCATTCCTCCGTATACTCCGGATGCTCCCTCCAGTGAAGGTCCACAACATTAAATGAGTTTATTTTTAGCTCAGCATCTCTGTATAGCTCATAATAAAGGTTAGACATTCCATTTACCGTTGAAATCAAAGTAGCCTTACCTCCAGTAGAAATCGTAGGATATACTGCAGCCCAAAACTCACGCATCTTATCGACAAATGCAGCCTCATCAACAATCAAGTGAGATACAGATTCACCTCGTCCAGCACCAGCAGGTTGAGCTCTTACACGACTTCCAGTGCTAAGGTACA